CCTCGCGGAGTGGTGTCGGCGGAACGGGTTCGAGCTGGCCATCCCCTTCACCGAGCAGGGCCTCTAGTCCTACCTCGGCTACTTCCGCGACAAGGGCCAGGAGCCCCCGGCGTGTGTGTACTGGCACCAGCAGACAACCCGCCCGATCTCGCTCAAGGCGCTCATGCAAACCGCCGATGCGGTGGGGAAGCTGTCCTACGAAGCCCTCGCCAAGTCCATCGACGGCAACCGCGGAGGGGACAACAATGCGTTCTACAAGATCCTCGGGTCGTGTGCCAGGTTCATCGACGATCGCACAGGGAAGGACCTCGGCGGCGTGGACGCCTTCCCTTACAACCGCATCTTCGCGATGGATAGCTTGACCGAGACCTCGAACGCCGCGATGAAGATGCAGATTGGCTCCCGCCCGATGGCCTCTCCCGGCGACTACGGCGTGGCGCAGAACAACCTGATGAACTTCCTCCGCCTGTGTACGCAGGGGATCATCTGCCCCTTCGTCATGACCGCGCATGTGGATCGGGAGACTGATGCGGTAACCCAGTCCACCAAGATCATGATCAAGGCGATCGGGAAGGCACTCGCGACGGAGATCCCTACCCTGTTCTCCGAGATGATCTACACCACGCGGGAAGCGGACAAGTTCTACTGGGACACCGCGGCCTACGGAGTGGATACCAAGACGCGAAGCCTCGGCATCAAGTCCAAGATCGAACCGAACTTTGCTCTGATCTTCGACAAGTGGAAAGTGAGGGCCGGGCTGTGAACTGCACACACACCATTGATCGAAGCCGCTACGAGAATGTGATGGACGACTGGACAGGTGAGACTACAATCGAGTGGGTTGAACGCATAGAACACACAACTGTAGACTTAGACGTCGGGCGGTTTCAGTGTACACAATGCAAACTAGTCATGTACTACACTGGCTCGTGGCGCAAGTTTTACGAAGAAGGAATCTCTTGCCCTGGCAGTGAAGGGGTGAAACGATGACCCGCCGCCAGCACACTACCCTGATCCTCCAGGTCCGCATCCCGGTGCCGGCAGGAAAGACGCAGGCCGCGACGCTCGAGTGGATAAAAGAGCTCTTAACCAAGAATTCCTCCACAGTCGCCGGCCTGGGTGCTTTTGTCTCTCCTCAGACTCAAGTCAAGATTATCGGTCGCGAGACCACCTACCTCTAGGAGCCGCCATGAGCATCACCAAAATCGCAGACATCGTAGCCACCATCCCTTACGGGAACGAAGGAAAAAAGCGCTACCGTACAGTCGGCGCCCTCCTCCAGCACGACCAGAACGATCCCTCGAAGGGGCCTGGATTCACCATCAGCCTCGAGACGATCTTCAACCCCGCCGGACTCCCGAGTCGGGATGGGCAGATCCTTCTCTCCTGCTACAACCCGCGGGAGCCGGAGCAAGCTCGCGGGGCCGCCCGGAGTAAGGGGTTTAAGGACGATTACCGCGCCCCGCCTCCACCGCCGCAGCCGGACTTCCCCGACGACGATATTCCCTTTTAAACGCCGTCGGCAGGAGCGTTTAATCCTGCCAATTTCAACCGTGAAAGGATCTTCATGATCAGTCCCTCCATCGGGCGTGTTGTCTGGTATTATCCGCCAGGCTCCATCGACCCGCAACCCTGGCCTGCCTTGATCTGCTACGTTCACAGCGAACAGTGCATCAATCTCGGCGGGTTCAAAGCCGACGGCACGCCCTTCGACGCTCGCGAAGTTCACCTGGTTCAGGACGCTTCCGAGACCGTCAAGATCTCCAATGGCTACGCCAGCTGGATGCCGTACCAGCAGAAGGTAGCAGCCGAAGCTGCAGCCAAGTCCTCCCTCGTTCCCCTCCAACCCTTGAAAGCGTAACATGACCTCCTCCTTCGATCCCAACGTGTTCCTCCACGCTCAGACCACTGAGTCCAACGAGAAGCGCCCCCCGCTGCCCGCCGAGAACCCCGGCGCGGAAGACGCCCTCTACATCGCTGTCATCGGCGAGATCAAGACTGCGACTGGCACCATCGAAAAGGGCGATCGCGCGGGCCAGCCCTGGGTTTCCATGCTGGTCCCCCTGCGGATTCAGGTTCCGCCGGAAGTCCAGGCCATCGGCCTCAACCCCGAGCTGACCCTGACCGACCGCGTGTTCCTCGACCTGACCCCGCAGGGTGCCCTGGACAACTCGAAGGGCAAGAACCGCCAGCAGCGCGTCTACCGCGAGGCCTGCGGGATGAACAAGCCCGGTGAGCCCTTCGCGTGGGCCATGCTGCAGGGCAAGACCGTGAAGGTCAAGCTCACGCATGAGCTGTACAACGGCGAGATCGTCGAGCGCATCTCGGGCATCTTCCCGAGCTGATCTCAGCATCTCTTCGGCGGGGGCTTCGGCCCCCTTTTTCCCTCCCTCCTCGGAGACCCTTCGTGAAAACAATCCGCCTTGACACCATCGCAATCCTCCCCAACCGCCAGCGCACCGTCTTCGATCCGGCCAAGATGCACGAGTTCGCTGATGGTATTGCGAAGCGGGGGCTGCTGCACCCCATTATCCTACGCCCAGGGGAAGCCGGCGTCCTGACTCTCGTCGCGGGGGAGCGGCGGCTGCGTGCAATATCCGACCTCGCAGACCTGGGTACGCAGATCAAGCATGACGGCGAGCCGGTGCCTCTCGGCCACATCCCCTACACCCTGCTCGAGGAACTCGACGAGCTGGCTTACGAAGAGGCCGAACTCGAGGAGAACACTCACCGGGTTGATCTTTCGTGGCAGGAACGTGCCGCCGTGCATTCCCGCCTAGCCGCCCTCCGCGCAAAGCAAGCACAGGCAGCTGGCGCCCCCGCACCTACCGTCGCGGCGATCGCCCTCGAGGTAAGGGGTTCCGCCGAAGGCGTCCACCACGACACGACGCGACAGGAGTTGATCGTCGCCAAGCACCTCGACAACCCCGAAGTGAAGGCCGCCAAGTCTGTCGGCGATGCGTTCAAGATCCTGAAGAAACAAGAGCAGGCGGAGAAGCAGCGCGCCCTGGGCGTATCCGTCGGCGCGACCTACAGCGCGGATGTGCACCAAATCCAGAACGCGGACTCCATCGAGTACCTCAAGGGCCTACCCTCCGAGTCCTTCGATTGCATCCTGACCGACCCCCCTTACGGCATGGGAGCTGATGAGTTCGGAGACTCTGGCGGTCTCGCCGCAGGCGCCCACGCCTACACCGATGACTGGGCCCACGCCGAGCGATGCTACGTTGCACTCGCCGTTGAAGGCTTTCGCATAGCCAAACCCCAGGCGCACCTCTACGCCTTCTGTGACATTGACCGCTTCGCCGACCTCAAGGCCCTGTTCTTCACCGCCGGCTGGACGGTCTTCCGCACTCCCCTCCTCTGGTACAAGCGCCACGGCTCACGCGCACCCTGGCCGGAGCAAGGCCCGCAGCGGAAGTACGAAACCCTCCTCTACGCAATCAAGGGCAAGCGCCCCACGCTCAAGATGCTGGGTGACGTTCTCGACTACCCCGCTGACACCAACCTCGGCCACGCGGCGCAGAAGCCTGTCGCCCTCTACCGCGACCTCCTCACCCGCACTTGCCTCCCCGGCGATACAGTCCTCGATCCCTTCTGCGGCACCGGCCCTATCTTCCCGGCGGCTCAGGAATTACGTCTCCGCGCAACCGGGATTGAGCGGGACCTGGCGAGCTACGGCATCGCGGTCAAGCGCATCCAGGACCTCAAGGCACAGTCGGAAATCGACTTCGCAGTGAAGGGGTAAGCCATGCCCCGCCTCCGTCCCGAGGGGCCAATCCCCTCTCGAATCATGCTCGTCCAGGAGTTCCCTTCCGCTGACGACGACCGAACTGGGAGTCCCTTCGCGGGCGCCGCCGGCCAGGAACTCAACCGTATGCTCCACGAGACTGGGATCATGCGGTCGGAGTGTTACGCGACGAGTGTCCTGCGCGTCCGCCCGCCAGGGGGGTGGCTCGATGCTTTCTTCCCCTCGAAGAAGAAGGACATCACCGCGGCCCACACCTTGCTCAAGGATCGCTACTGCTCGAAGGAAGTCCACGAAGGCTACGCCGAACTGATGACCGAGATCGAGATGGTTCAGCCGAACATCATCGTCG